TAGAAAAATCATATTCTTCTTTTGGTTCTGGTATTCTTACACTAATCTTTGGCATTAACGTCTCCCATCTGGTTGTAAATCTAATCTTAAAGTTCCAAATCTCCACTTTTCATTAGCTGCATCGTTTTCTATTTTTACATTTACAAATCTACCACGAGCTCTTGTATCTTTTTTATCTGTAGTAGAATTGACTGTAAAAGGACTTAATGTGGTTGTGGTATCTGATTGTTGTGGATATCTTTTTACAGCTAAACTTACTTTTGAATTACCTTCTAAATTTTTAAAATCAGGCACAAATCTTCTAACAGCTAAAAATACCTCACCTGCTATTTTAGGACCAGACGATTTACCCTCTGCTGTTTTTTGTCTATTCTCTAAATCTATATCAAACGATTTTATAAAAGAAGAAACTATCGTAGTAGATCCATCTTCGTTTACTTGATCTGTTCCTACCTCATGTTCAAAATATTTTGTTTGTCCTAAACCATCCTGACCTATGACCTCTGGAAATGTTCCATCAGCCGTGCTGTTATATTTAGTTGCATATGGATTAGGATATATAGTTGCATCCATCCAACTCGTTCTTGCTTCTGTGCCTGTGTACCAAACACCTCCTGCAACTCCTGAAGACTCACCATAATTAAACACCACGTATTTGTCGTTAAATGAAGATGTAGATGAAGGATAATACCAAGTAACTTCAGTAAATAAATTATTTAAACCTGCAGCAACTTGTTGTCCTTTTGTGGTATCAAAATTGTTAAATACAAAATCCTCTACAGTGCAAGGCAGAGATTTTACTGTACCATCAAATAAAAAGAAACCTTTTTGACTTAACCAAAAAGCAGCTCCGTCTATTTCTATTACAGCGTTCTTACCTATCAAACCACAGTTGGTGCCGACTTGTTCAAAACTAAATGTAAAAGGCGAACCTATAAATTTCATAGTATACAAAGCATTATCAGTCCATATTAATATAACTTCTTTTGCTTTTAACGCTCCTACTATTTTTGTGCCGTCCTGTAATCTTTGTGTTCCTGCTGTGTTTGTAGCCGATGGTGCATAAACATTAATACCTTCTTGATCAGAAAATCTAATAAACATATCATCTTGTGTGGTTGTATCACCAATAGTTGTTTCTGTTCCAAGATGTATTAAGTGTCTTGTTGTTGGTGATATTAACGTAACCCTTGATGCTGTAGGATTGTTTCCTGTTGCAAAACCAGATGTTGTAGTTGATGCTCTATTTGATAAAGGTGTTGCAGCTCCGGCGTTCCATGTAAATGTTTTACCGTTTGCAATAGTTGCTATAAGAACTTGTCCAAAGTTATCTAAACTCCAAAGACCTGGTTCTAAAACTACAGTCGATGCATTTACCGCGCTACCAAAACCAGAAAAGTTTGTAGCGTTTGTACCACCTGTTGGAAAACCTGTAACAGATGTTAAAGTTATTGATGTACCAGATCCTCCCGTACCAGCAGTGTCCGCATTTAAAGCACCATTTAAAGTTGTTGTTGCAACTCCAGATACTGTTCCTCCAAAGTTACCAATACCAAAACCATATCCATAAGACTGAGCTGCAGGACCAACTTTTTCATATGGTATAACATCACAAGATCCACCACCCGCTGCACCGGTTGTAGTCTGTGATCCCGTTACAATAGCAATTAAAGATGATGTTACTCTTGTTACTTGAAATAATTTATCTTCAAAAGCAGCATTAGTTAGACCAATACCACTTGGAACTGATACATTATCTAATAAAATAATATCACCTGATTCTAAATTATGTGCTGAAGAAAATGTTAAAGATACTTCTTGTGTTGCATCTTGAGCAGACATAACAACAGAACTAATAGTAGCTTTTACTGGTGTAACATCGTGAAGTTGCCCTTCAAAATATATAAGTAAAAATTTATCAGAACCTAGTGCAACATATCTATTACCATCTAAATCTACAAAAGAATGTTGTTTTCTAACTGCACCAACTATTGTGTCTGATACTAAAGAGGACCAACCACCAACTTTTTCTGGTAGTCCATATCTAAATCTAACGTTGTCTGAATCTATCCAACGCTGTTCTGCACCAACAGTGGTATCTTGTTTGTCGATTCCAGGTTTAAATTTGAAATCAATTAGAGCCATAGTCTTTGCTCCTACTGGTTAGTTGACTTCAATACCCAGCCAACAGTCACATTAACATAAAGAAGTGTTACTGCCTGACCGTTAACATTTAAAACTAAATTAGAAGTTCCCGCATTTATTTTGTGACTATTTCTATTTACTGTAAGATTGTTAGATGCAAAAAAGTTACCACCATCTACTATTGTTATCTCGTCTCCTGTAGCAGCAGAGGACGGTAGTGTAAGTGTTATAGGGTTAGTATTTGTTATTGCAATTATTTGATCATTTTTTACCGCGGTATATGCAGTTACAGATGAAGAGTTAACTGTATAATACCCTTTTTGTAAAATAGATTCTGTAGTATCTGTTCCATCAGATATTAAACTTACAATAGATCCTGCAGCAATTGTTACAGGATTAGAAGATGATGCTGTCTTTACTGTTAATGTAAAATTACTTGTAGTTCTATTTGTTGCATCTTCTATTATAAAATATCTTTCTGCACCGCTAGGCATAGTCACAGTTCTATTAGCGGCTAATGTTCCTGTTAATTTATAGTATATGTTTTTACCATTAGATGTTGATCCGTTGTCCAAGGCCAGTGTTACATCAGCAGAGGCCACATCCAAAGACAGATAACCCGTAGCAAGCTGCTCTAATATCTGTAGATTGGTATTTGTTATATTACCCCAAAGACCGGCTTTTTCACCGGTTGTAATAATCTCTAATTTTGAATTTGTTGAAAATGTTGATGCCATATTAAATCGGGTCTATTTCTACCCAAACACTATTAGTATTTGGATCTATTTCACTCCATGTTATTGCCGTTGCATCCTTAACAGTTATAGTCAAAGGTGTTGCATCAGGCGTTACATTTGCTTTACCGATCAATGTAACACTTCCTGTGTTCAACGTCAATTGGTTTCCAGTTACAACCGCATTAGCAGCCGCAGTAATTACTACGCTTCCTGCAGATAAAGTTAGTCCACTTCCTGCAACAGTTACATTAGCTGCAGCATTAATTACTACGTTTCCTGTAGCTGCTGTTAAAGGACTCCCTGTTACATTAACAAGAGCTCCTGCTAGTGTTGATGCTGCTCCTATAGATAGTGTTAAAGGACTTCCTGTTACGTTAACTGTAACGTTAGGATCAAATACTGTGCTCGATATCGGAAGAGCAGATATGGCATTAAAACCGAGCATTTATTACGCTCCTTTAGGATACTTAGTTTTTACAGCTTGTCTATCTTCTTGAAGTTTAGTTAAAGTATCACCACCGTCTAACAAAGCATGAACACATTCTTCAACAGAAGGATACTCAGCTTGTCTATTTCTTTTCCATTCTTTCGCATCGTGCTCAGCTTGAACTTCAGCTAGTTTTGCTTCTATATCAGCTTTAGTAATATTATTTGGATTACCATCATGCCATTTTATCTCATTTATATTGTCTGATTTTACAGAAACATTTGCATTAGGATCAATTTTAAGTATTGCTTCAATAATCATGCTGCAACCTCCATAGCTTGTACCATAGTTATTGCTCCTGCCATGTAACCATTATAAGTTTGTGTGGTTGAATCTCTATAACCATTTATTGTAATTACATAATTAGAATTTGTGTGAGATATAGTTTTTAAAGTGTAAGTTTGTGATGAAGTACTAGATGGACTATCAAGATATGAAAATGAAAGTCCTTCTGTATCATAAGTCAAACTATCTGAACCAGCGAACCAAGTATAAGGCGGTGTATTTCCACCATCTGTATTTACAGCACCAGTAATAGGAGTGCCACCTCTTTGTATGGCAAAAGCTAATCCATATCCATCACTACTGTTATGTGATGTTATTCTACCAAGATTAAAAGTTACCAAAACTTTATTTGATGAAGAAGCTGGAGTAATACTAACCCCAATATCGCTTGAACCATTATTTAAAGTTTGAGGAGAAGTTCCATTTATAGTCTGTTGAAACTTTGTGGTGA